TTGATAGGCAAATTTAATTAATATTTTTTAATTACAAAATAAAAATGAATTTTTTTTTAATTTTTTTTTCAATCTTTGTAAAATTGCCCGTCACGCATTACTCCAGAACGCTTTGAAATAACATTATATGCACTCTGTAAACATTCTTCAAGCTTTAATCCTTGCATTTCAGCTTGGATAATTATCGTAACGAGTATATCTCCCAACGCGTCAATTATCTCCTCTTTATCGTTCTTATATATTGCCTCTGACAATTCCATTACTTCCTCAAATGTTTTTAAACATTGAGCGTCTGGAGTTCCCTTTTCTAATATGCCTTTTTGTTCTGCCCAGCTAATCACTAATGCTTCAAGTTCGTTGTATTTCATTTCTCTTTTTTTTGTGTTATAAACTAAATTTGCGTGTAATGTATTGTTTTGATTTTTCATCTTTTTAAATCGTATTTTATTGGTTTCACATCTTTGTGCTTTTCTGAAAGTTCTTTGGCTTCTTCTTTTAATCTTTTTTCTTGCTCCCAGATAGTTTCGTTTTTATCTATTGGTTTTGTTTTCATAATTATTTTTTAAATTCATAAATTGTATCTGGACTTAATTTATTGGCTTTACTTTGTCTGACTGAATATTGCCAAGGTACTTGACTATTTAATTGGTCTATACTCATATTTCGTATTGTTTCCATTCTGTGTTCCAGTTTGGCAATTTCAATACAAAGCTTTCCGAGTGCTTCTTCTGGGCAAAATTTCAAATATCTTTTATAAGAAATTAATTGTGACTCAATTCTATTTCTGTGAGTGATGTGGTTCATAATCTAAATATTGATAAATCGGTTCTTTTGTGCTTTTAGTATTTAATAAATTGTAAATCTTTTGTTTTGTTAATCCAGTTTTTTCAACACAATCAGCAACTGAATCAAATATTTCACCATCTGAAATTCTAATTACTTTTTTTAGTTCTCCATTTGTTTTTTGAACATAAAAAGGATTTTTTGGTATTTTTCCATTTTTAATACTTTCCAAAACTTGATAATCCATTTCTGTGTATTTTGAATGGTGCTTATTTAAAAGACGATGATTTTTAATACCAGCGTCTGAAAATATTTTATTGATAATTTTATTTGTTAGCATTCTTTTTTTTATTATTTATTCTATGAACGGTCGCTTCTATTATTTCGTGGTCTATATTCCAAGCTTCAACAATTTGTGTGAGCGCAACTTTTGAAGGTAATTTTTGAAGCGAAATGAATTTTACCATTTTAGAATATTCATTGGCAATTTTAATTGTTTCTTCTTGACCATTATTGAAAACAACATTGTAATCCCTTTCAGCTAATGGTTCAAGTTCTTTAATTAAAGAATTCATTTGTTGTTTGAGTCTTTGTTTATTGTAATGCGTTCCTTGAAGTTCCTCCAAGTTTTCTAATAATAGCTGGATAAGAATAATTGCTTCCAACAATACTAACATATTTTTATCTGATTTTTCGTTGTTCATTTTTTTTGGTTTTAAATTATTACTGATTTATTTTCATTTTTCGCTCTTGTAAAAAAATCTATTAAGATTAACTTTTTGACCATTACATCAATTTTTTTACTTTCCCCGTGGATGATATTATCTAATTCTTTTTTTATTGCTTTACGTTCGCTTGAATTTTGAGTTGGCTGGTTTTTCAATTGAATTTCCAATAGTTTACGAGCTTTTATATTTTTCTTGATATAATAATCCCAATATTGTGAATCGCTATCTTTTGGCACGTGAATTAATCCCCTCAAGACAAGTTCGTCAAAAATATACACAAGCGGTTCACTTACTTCATTATCGCTCTTAAAATCATTGTATTTTCTATTTATAGCTTCAGTCATTAATTGAAACTTTTCTTCTTCTGTTTTTTCTGGAGCTTGTATTTCGTTTGAAATATTTAATTCTATCTTTTTTTCTGACTTCCATTTTTGGTATTTCTTAAAAACTTTTGCGATGTAAGTAGAATTAAAAAGCTGGAAATGTTCTGTTTGTTCTGTGAATTGACCGAAACGCTCCATTTCAAAAGCTTTTACCATTTCTTCAAAAGTGAAATTTGACCAGTAACCATCAAGCATATTAATAATATCTTGCTTCATAAAACTATCAATTGGATTTTTAATTTCCATTAATACAGAAGTTTGTGTAATCCAACCAGTAACTAAAAAAACAAAATTCGGGTCTTTTTTTATTTCTTTAATTTTTTTGAAGTCGTATGATTTTTGCAAAAAGGATTTGACTGGCAAATTTATTTCAATTTGAACGCTTTGTCTTTTTTGCAAATAAAAATTTTCTGAATTTGTAATTTGAATTTGATTTTCCATTTTAAAGATTGTTTTGTTGGCTTGGAACATAAAGTCCAGTAGTATCTAAATTTTGTTGGATAGTTGAAGCGGTTTGTCTTCCAGCAACAATTGGCTCACTTTCTTTTTTATTTGATTGAAAACCTTTGTCACGACTTGCCCAAGTTTTTAATCTTCTTTCCAAATCCCAAGTTTTTTCCATTTCCATTCTAAATTTAGAATTTGATTTATTTGGTTCTGTCCAATATTCGTAAAAATCTTTTATCATTTTACGTTCATAAATAGAATTGAAAATAGAAAGCGAGGTAGCAAATTTTAATTTGCGTTCTTCAATATTATTTTCTTTTATTTTATTTTCTATTATATTATTTTCTTTTATGGTATCACTTTCGCTTTGCGAGATTGATGCGGTCGCATTGCGCTCGCTTTCTTCCTTTTGTTTTCGGTGCTTTTCCCAGCGTTCTTTTGCATTTTTGCTATTTTGTGAGCTTGTATTTTTAAATTCAGACAATTGTTCATTCAAAAAATCAATACAAATATACCCATCTTTTTGTTCGATTATATTTTCATCGAATAGCGAATTTAATGCGTTCGCATTACCAGCGCATAATTTTTGTATTGCCAATTTAACTGGTAAGTCACCAAGTCTTGACCAATACATAGAACATAAGTCAATAAATAATCCTTTATTTTCTCTTGAACAAATTTGAATATTCCCATTCTCCCATTGGTTTGGCTCAAATTTAAAATAGGGTAGTTCTTTAGCCATAATTCGTGTATTATATTTAAAACATAAACGGCTATAAATCCAAACGCTTCTCACTTCGTTTTTCATTATAGCCGTTGTAAAATTTCTTTAGGTTGAGTATAAGTGAGAAGTCAACCACGGAGCTAAATTAAAAATATTAATTAAATAAAAAAAATTATTTATCATTTTTTTTCGTTTGTAATTTTAAATTGAGAAAAACCTTTCTTGTAAGCAATGTATTGAAAGCCTTTTTTACGCTTATTTTTATGAAACACAAGCCAATTGTCTAAAGACATAAATTTCTTCCTTACAACGCCATTTTTTAGCTCAATAGCTATGATTTCGATTTCTTCCAATTATTATACTTTTTAATTTCTTCACGGATTATTTGTAATTTACCATTATCCCAGAATTTTTGAAATTGTTTATCTATTGAAGCGAGTTTCACTATTTCGTCAAAAGCTTTTTGACCAATTCTTTCTGGAAGTCGCAAAGTGTAATTCTCAAAATTACCTTCTTTGTATAAATTACATTGAACGCATTGTCCGTTGATATTATACAAATCGTATTTAAGAGTTTCAAAACTACCAGCTGGATAATAATGACCAGCTTGAAAATCTTTATTCCAAGCAGCTCCACAACTTATACACGGCTTACCAGCGTCACGTTCTCTAACAAATGCGTGAACAATTGTCTTTGTATTGTTATGAGCTAACCTCAAAGCGGTTTGTTCTTTTTTATCTTTGAATGCTTTTTCTAATTGTTTTCTTGGCTCTTGTACTTTATTCAAAGCCTTTGACATTTTTATTTTTCCATTTTCAGAATTTAGCAACCAATCTGGGTAGCAGCTTGAACACAATCCGTAATGACGAAAAGGAGTCAGCTTATTACAACCAAACCCCTTTGCCAATCCAGTTCCTTTGCAGTGTTTGGATTTTATTTTCATTTTATATAATTTGATTTGCCAATTCCAAACTCAAATCATTTAAAAATGTTCTCGCTTTGTCAATTTGGCTTTTTATTGAATCTATTAAAACTTGGTCTTTTGAAGTTTTTAAAATTTTAATTCTCATATTTTCTGGAATTTCTCTGAAGTCTGTAAACCAATCAATATTTACACTTGGATTTTGTTCGCAAAATTCTAACAATCCTTTATGAGTATAAATTTTATTTTGAACAATTTCAACAATTAAATGAATAGAATCTTCGCGAATGTTTCCGTCATTATCCATTACGTTATAATTCCAATCCGCTCGTCTAATTTCGTCATTGATAATCTTATGTGGAGTATCAACAAGGCAATAAATCAACTCGGCTTCTTCTATTCCAGTTAAATCCATATACCCGTTGAGCTGGTACACATAATCTTGATTTTTAATTTCAGTATCATACATTGGAAATGTAGAATAATCCCAAGATGATTTGATGTCACGAATCACTCCAGCTTTGTTATCTGGCTCCCCACTAAAATATTCATTCTTAAAACGCTCTTTATTTTTAAAAAACGGCTTTCCGATAAAGTTAGAATACAAAGTCAAAGACTGGTCCTCAACTTGAATACCTTTTTCAGTGTATTTGCTTTTCATAATATTGCTTCTTTTGAAAATATATTCACGATGCAATTGTTTCAAATACGTTTTAACACCAGCTGAAAGCTCAATTGGTGCGTGTTTTTTAGCTAATAAATCGCCAAGGGTAATCGTTTGCTTCTCTGTTATCTTTCCTACTTTTTGTTTTTCAAGTAATTCAATCATTGTTTTTTCTTGATTTTCTGTCAAGTTTGGTTTTACACCAGTCATCAAAGAGCCAAGTCCAGAACAACGAAATAGGTAATTTTCAAATGTAACTTCGGTTTTCATAATATTGATTTTTATTGATTTTGAATAGCAAATTTAATAAATAAATTTTAATTAACAAATTTTATATAAAAAAAGCGAGATTTATTTTAAACCTCGCTGATTATAAAAATTACTTTTGAATTCTCCAAGCTTGTAAAGTGTTCGCATATTGTGTAACACCATCTTTATTGGTATAAGAACGACCACGTAAATTGAATTCAACTTTAATTAGTTCCCCGTCTGAATAAGGGTCTATTAAATCCGTTTTATCTTGGTGCAATTCAAATTTAATTTCTTGCGGATATTGTTCGTCTGTTTTAATAACAAAATCACGTTTTGAAAATTTTTCTGTGATTTGTTGAGTTTCGCTTCTGTAAGTTAAAATTCCTTGTAATTCCATTATTTTTGTTGATTTAAAATTAAATTATTTTCTACATCGTTAAATTGTTCAAAAAGTCTATTGAAAACTTCTGTGGGAACGCTATCTTTCAATTCCATATATTCATCAATATTTGAAACAGAATTTAAAAATTGTAGCGTTCTTTTGTCTTCCTCTTTTTCATTCAAAGTTTCAAGGTCAATTGGTTCGTTATCTGGATATTTGAAATTTCCGTCATCTTTAATAACTGACTGGTCAACCGCTGAAGCTTTTTGCATTTCAATTGAAAGTGGAGCAAATCCAGAATTCAAATGTAATTTAACAACCGTCTTTTTCGCCATTTTATCAAAGTCGTCTTTCCACAATCCAGTTCCATATTTTTTGAAAGTCTGTGAATATTTTTTTGCGTGTTTATTTATTTCTTCAATAGGCATAAAAAACACGTTTTCAAAGCCGTTTAAAAGTTTGAAGTACGAAGCGTAACCAATTACTTTTTCGCTCGTCTTGGACTTCCATTCAAAGTGATATCCGCCAAAACTATCATCTTCCACCAATTGACCTTCGTAAATTTCTTTTACTTCAAGATTTTTGTATTGATTTGAATTGATTGCCAATTGGCGAAAACCTTTGTAACCAATTTGAAATTGAGCTTCACGACCATAAGGTATAATGTAAGCAAATCCAAGATTATTATTAATTGGTAATCCAAGTGAAGTTGCGGTCAAACAAGCATTGAATAGACTTGCTGGCTCACACGCTTGTAATTTATCATTCGCATTAAAAAGGCTCAAAGCCGAACTGACAAATTGTGTATCTCTGTCTTTTAGAACCTCCTTGATTCTTTCTTTAATAGCTGGACTATCCAACAATTGTGCAAAGCCTTTTTTCTGGCTGGTAGTTTGAACTTGTGTATTCATATTTTTGGTTTTTAATATTGATAAACAAATTTAATTAAAAAATTTTATTTAAACTAATTATTCGGTCTTTTTTATTTGTGAAATTGGTTTTAATATTTGCAATTTTACTGGTAATCCTTTTTTGATAATAAGCAAATCTCTGGCACGTACCGCTTCAATTTCTGTGTCATACCAACCAGCTTTATATGTGATTCCAGAATATGTAACACGTGATTCATATTTGCATAATTTTCTATGGTAAGTTACTCCAGTATATTTCTTACTCACGATATACTTCTTAAAAAATGAAACGGGATATTGGCTTTAACATTTACAACTTTTTTATCATTATAAACATTAATTTCTGTGACAACTGGAGTTGTTAATTTTGTGATTAAAGTTCTTTTTGCCATTCTTGTAATTCTTTTTAATAATGGCTCTTTTTCAATAAATTTAATATCAAATAAATTATTCATTTTTTCTTGATTTAATTGGTTCGTCATTTAAGAATGGTTTTGAAACTTCTTCAATATAGTTTCTAATTTGTTTTTCAACTGGCTGAGGAAGTTTGTCTGCGATGACAAAAGTTTTTACTCCTTTTTTGAATTTAGGTTTTCTTCCAGCGTTTCTTTCGTTTTTTGTTTCTTTCATTTCTATTTTTTAAATTGTTTCTAATCTTTCAGCTCCTTCTTGGTACATTGGAGATGATACTATTACGTGTATTTGTTCTTTTCCTAAATCACCATTGCAATGCGGGCAACATTTGTTTTCTAAAATTTCTATAATAACTTGATGCCCATTTGATTCTCCAATAATTTTTGCAGGTTTTTTTCTCCATAATAAAAATTGACCTAATTTACCAGTTTTCATATTTTATTTATTTTTAAATGTTGGGTCATAATTTTCAATTCCTTTTAAATACATTTCTTTCATCTGTTGCTTTTCGATTTCTTTGGCTTTTTCGAAAAACTCTTTCAAATCAAAACTATCTGTATATGAATTGCGTCTTTCACCAAAACCATTATCATAAGTAATTTGTCCCATTAACCATTCTACTGCTGTCATATTTTATTTGTTTTTAAATTAAGGCTATACCCTTATTATTGTTTTTTAATTTAAGGGTATAGACTGATTGTTGTTTTATTTATTCTTTTGATTTTTTAATTGCTTTTTCGGATAGTAGGGTTAGTTTTTTCCAGTTTGAAATAGATAAAGAAATTTCAATATGGTCATGTTCTATTACAATCCAAGGTTCTTCATTATCTATTATTTCAACAACTACTGATTGAATTGATTTTAAATTTGAATCTTTAAAAAGTTGAACTTCTTGTGTTTTTTGTATTCGCATAAAAGTTATTTTAATGTTTTTAAATATTTCACGGCAGCTTCAATTGTAATAAATCCGTTGAGTAATTTTTTACTAATTTTTAAGCCAAAAAATTCAATGCTTCTGTAAACAAAAAACATATCATATTCATAAGTCAACTCGTAAACTTTTCTAAATATTTTCATAATTACAAATCGTTAATTAGTTTGGTAAGTAATAATTTTTTACTTGCTAATTCAATTCTGTTATCTGAACTGATATTTCCAAACATTGATAAATCTAATTCAATTTCGTTTATTCTTTTGTTTGTTTTATACATAAGAATTGCTCTCATTTTAATTGAATCTACCAAAGCGGTAAGCTCATCATCATCAAAAGTGTCTTTGATATAATCTTCAAGAACTTCAATTTCTGTTCTTTCGTCTTTTACTTCTGTTTCTAATTTGTCGAAGTAATCTGGCTCGTTGTTATAAGTATCTATCATAATGTTAGCTTCTAAAGATAAATTGAAAAAGAATGTACATTGCTATTAAGTAAGCGAAATTTTGTTGGCAAATAGCCTTTGATAGGAAGTTTTTCATAATGTTTGATTTTGATTATTATTTAATTTTGATATGCAAATTTAATAATTATTTTTTAATTAACAAGTGAAAGACAAAAAAAATTTAAAAAAAA